TCTCGGGCTTCCTTGTTCGACTTCGCGACGGCGTCTAGGCCATTACTGATCGGGCTAAGGTCAAGAGGCTCGATCGTGGGAAACCGAGACGCTGGCAACGTCGCGGGGGTCCAAGAGAGATTAATTCCAGCCATATTGTCGTTTCCTCACTTGCCCAATGAGTAGGCTTTGAGCCCCAAACCGATGCCTTGCGCGATGTCGTTGAATATGCCTGAGCCCTTGCTCGCCGCGACAGCGTTGCCAAGGTTGATGCGGCTCGCTGCATCCTGATCGCCGCCGTTGAGTGCGATATCGGCTAGCGCATTGCCCTGTCCAAGTTGCAGGTTGGAAATGCCCGTGCCTTTGTTCACCTCAAGACCTGAGACTTGGTTCGCGTGGTTGGTTGCGAGGTTGGCCGAGTCTTTTCCGAACCCGGTTTGAAGTCCCGCGACGTTGTTTCCGGTATTCGTCGCGATGTCCGCGAGGGAATTTCCCGTTGAGGTTTCGAGGTTCGCGATGTTTCCGAAAACCCCAGCCGTCTGGGCGCCGGCGTTCGCCTCCCGGCCTGCGAGATTGTCCGCTGCCTGCTGGCCCCGTGTTGCGACGTTGTTTAACCGATCAAGGTAATTGTTGAGGTCGGTCGATCCCCGCTCCAACTGAGATCTTGAGAGCGCCAAGTCGGTGCGGCCCGAGGTCTTCATGCCGTTGGCATTGGCCGCCGCAATAATGGCCTTGTTCGCCAATTCATCGTTATAGGCTCGGAAGGGATCGTTCGACGCGTAGTTTTCAAAGAACGCTGCAGCGTCTTCTGGTGAGCCAGTCAGTCCAAGCGCGGTATCGTAAAGATCATTCGCCCGCGTACCGGAGTCGATATAGGGCTGCGCAAGGTTTCGTCCAGCTTCTGTCGCTGCTGCAATGGCATCGTTGGCATTGCCAAAAGCTGTCCGTGCGGCATCGGCGCCCTGATTGACAAATCCGGTTGCGTTGGTTTCTGCGTCTCTGAGGGTCTGGGTTGAATCCGCGAGCCCTTTTGTCAGGGCGTCTTGGCTTGTCGTGTAGCCTTGGTTCGATGTGTCGATGGCCGAGTCAAAACCCGAACCTAGCGTGCCGATCGCTTGGCCTGTTGCCGTTGTGACTTGATTCTTTGCCTCGGCTCGCGCCGCATCGAGGGTCTTTTGAGCATCTTTCTGCGCGTTCCTAAGCTCTCTCTGCGCGCCGGATTTATCGCCAAAGAGCGTTGAAAATAGACCCATGATGTCCTCGGTATTGGCTTTAGGTGAAGCGACCGGCCTTCAGCTTCCAGAGAATGGCGTGTGCCGGAACAATGAGGTTGACGCCGCTCGTGAAGAACACACGCTCATTCAGGTAAACTTGGCCGGAGCTGATAAAAAACCGGTACTTGACGATGCCAGTAGGGTCGATGGCGAAGGCCGGAGATTGCACTCCGGTGTGGTAGTCAACTGTCCAAAAGATGTCGCCGCCCTCATAGGCGAACCAGATGTTCTGAGGGAGCGTGAACCTATCGTTTCCAGTAAACTGCACGGAACCGCAGACGTGCGTGCAAAAGCGGTTGACCGCACCAATTGGATAATTGTTGTCAACGTTGATAATGCCCTGGTTCGAGACGGAACGCCCCGGAGCGTTGTAAATCCCCGAAATCCCGGTTGTGATGTTGTGGTAAAGCTTGTCCTCGGAGTCGAAGACAGTCCGGCCGCCTTGATCAATCGTCAGACGACCCGACCTAAGATGCAGGCTCATTCGCTGGTGATGCCTATCGAGATCCCAGACGGCGTGATTGGAGATACAGCGGTAGATCGCGCAGCTGTGAAGACGTAGCCACCCATCTTGAATTGCAGCACGATCGGCCGGTTCCGGCCGGAGAAATTCGCCCAGTTAAATGACCACGTTTCCCCGGCAACGATGTAGCCTTCATAAATTCCGTCAGCGGGTTGCCGGAGGAATCTGTTCCGGCTGTCGAAATCGTCCCCCATTTGGAGATAGGTTGAGACGTGGAAGGCTGTGCTCATCAGTTGAACTCGTTTGTGACTTCCACCGTAACCGGGATTGTGAACTGCGGCAGGTTTAGGCCGGAACCAGCGCCTGACAGATCCGCCGACCATGCAATGACGACATCGGTTGTCGTCGCTCCGATGATCGCGAGCCGGAATAACCCAGGCAGAGGATTGGGCTGGACGCTATTTCCAGTGAAGTACTGAATGGGAATGTGACAGCCGAGCGAGAGTCGAAACCCGTTAATCGTCACGTTTCCTCGGACCCTTGGCGCGCCACCCCGGCCATGCGCAAACAGATTGATTGTTCCAACCCGCAGACCGCCGACGTTCGCTTGAGGAAATGTGACGTTGACGACTCGTTTGTCGATGATCCTCGTATAGTTGAACGTGGTCGAAAACTTCACCCGGTCGGCATTGCCCAAGGGATCATTGAATGGGCTCATGTCCCAATCGTTATCCCAGATGATGGCCTTGCTGTCTGCAACCCGGAAGCGTTTGGCCATCAGAAGATGAAATCTATCGATGGATTGACGAGATTGATTTCCGCTTTCCCGTCCGGTCGATACCAGCGCATGTTGGCGATATCGAACACGCACGTTCCGGCTGCATTTTTAAGGATGCCGTTGACGATAATCCCGGCGTTGGCGGTCAATTCCGAGAGACTGTTCGCGACGATCTTGCTTGCCGTAATCGTATCGTCGACGATCAGATTGCCATTGATCCCGACCGTTGAAACGCCATTGACCAGACCTGCAATGAAAGCCTGAATAGATTGTCCATTGTTCGTCGGATGAACGATGACGAACTTATCGGCTAGGATCGCAAAGGTCGTTAGGTTGTTGAGACCCGAGTTCAGTTCTAAGCCCGTCACCCGGCCGTTGTTGTTGATCGAGACGCCCCACTTCGCCTGAACGCCGTTGAGCGAGGTTGCGTTCTCGGTAACCGTCGCAGAAAGATCGTTGACGCTGGTTTGAACGGTAGAAATGTTCGACGCATTGACGCCATCGGCCGCGACACGAGCGCTCTGCTCCGCGGTGATGGCTGCGGAAAGCGCACTGTCTCCGCTCTGATAATTCGCCTCGACGGTCGAAATTCGATCCGACAACCCGCCGTCTGCGCTTGCTCGGGCGGTGGCTTCATCCGAAATGTTCGTCTGCAGGGTGAAATCTGCTGCTTGATAGTCAGACTCGATGTTATCGACTCGGGTCGTCAATGCGCCATCGGCGCTGGCCCGGGCGGTTTGTTCGGTCTGAATCTGTGACGTGAACGAAGCTTCGAGCAAACCATCGGCGGATTGGTAGTTTGCCGTTAAGGTCTCAATGTCTTGCGCGAGCGCCGCGTCTTCATCCGCCCTGACCGTCTGTTCCTGCTCGATCGCAGCATTGATGGTGTCGATATTGGTGGCTTGGGCCGCGAGTTTCTTTGAGTTGTCGTTGGTGACCTCTAAAAGAGGCTTGATCCACTTCCACCATGCCGGCGTCCAACGTCGATACCGGTCAATAATCGGCTCCGCTTGGCTTGGGAGCACAATCTCCGGCACGGACCCGTCCGCCATCAGCCCTGCACGCTCCGCGCGTCAATGGTCAGTTGCATGATGCCTTTGGAATTTGAGGTTTTGGATACCCCCGTAATCGCATCGACGTAGAGCGCGTCAAACTTCATCGGGTTTGGGTAGGAATGAACCGCCGGGGTCGTGATGACCATCGAGACATCAGTGCCATTCTCGACAATGGCGCGGGTCATCGTCAGTTCAAGAACCTTGCCGTCTTCCTTCGACATTCCGAGGCGGTTGAACTTGATCCGCTGTTTTGGATTGGAACTCTCCGAGATCGTCTTTGTCCTCGTGGCGTTCCAGGTCTCCCCGTTGTCGTTCGAGTGCCGAAGCTGGATCGCACAATCGTTTGAGGCGTCGTAAAGATCACCTCGAGAGCGGTAGAGCAGACCGGTTTCGTAATCCCCGAGGATCACCTTGTCAGCAAACGCCGTGGACGTGACCGGCCGCCAGCGATCGAGACCGTTGCTCGCCTTCTCGTGCCAGAACCCGGTCGTCGTGTCATAAGCTCGAGTAAAGCTCGATCCGGTGACGATCAGGAAGACGTGCCCGTTTTCGGTATGAGGAAAGAGCCGGATCGTATCGGTGTCCGGTTCGGTCCGGATCGCCCGTTCCACCTCGGATGTCGAGATTTTAACTGCCCCATATCCATCCAGAAGCATGACACCGAGAAACGCGCCTTCCGAGTTCGTTCCGAGAAAGGCAATCGTGTCCGTCAGTCCGCCGTCCTTGACCGTGACGAGCTCGCAGGACCGGGCCTTCAGCCAGCATCCAATGTTGATCGCCGCGGCTCTTTGAACCGGGAAATCAGCATCTACAGCTACAGACCAGAACTCAATCGATTTCGGACCAAAAAGCACGAGGTCCTGACCACGGGTCTTGCAGTCCGAACCGCCGTCCGGATTGGCTTCTGCTGCGGCAAAGTCGAGGTCATCGATATCCGACCCCTCATCAAGAGATGTAACGTAGAACTCGCCGTTCGCTGTCAGAAGTACGAAATAACCAATGAAGACGCAGAGAGCGACAACGGCCGCCGCATCGACCGGGAGAAGAACCTCGGTCAGCGAGTCATCCGTCGTGTCGAGGATGTAGTAATGACCGTCCGAGGTCACCAATCCGATCTGTGCGTCCGGCGCCTTGCGGTTGCGCGCCATCGTGACGACACCGGACGCTGAGATTGTTCCAGAGAGAAGCGTGGCCGTCGCGGAATCGGTCACCTTCCAAATCCTTGCGCCAGCCGCGACGTAGAGCCGGGTTTCGTCGAAGTCGAGAGCTTGACGAATAGCCTCTCCACCCGAAAGCGTGACGTAAAGATCAAACCCATTATGGGCATAGACCGGGTAACGGACTTTCCCCTCCTGCCCCGCGTCTTCGGCGTAGCAGTTGATTAGTCTCGCAACGCCAGCCGCAGGAACGCGCCCCGGGTTCGATTGAACCCCGAGTGAAACCGGCGTCTTGGTCATGCTATCTCAGGGCCTCGAAGGCTGCAGTGAGTTCGCCGTCATCGCAATCGGCTCTGACGCGAACGTGCTTCGTCGCGCCATAGGGTCCGGCATAGAGATCATAGGTCTTTGTCGAATCCCGCTTCAGGAATGGGATGACTTTGGGCAGAATGAGCCCCGCCGCTTCCATCGCGGCCTTGATCTTCTCTTTGGTCATGGGATGAGCCTCAGAAGTATTGGGCGCGGTTCGGGTTACCCGTGGCCGGGCGGCTGACGTGCCGGCGCAGACGCTTCAGAATGATGGTTTCGCGGGCGTCCTTCGTCTCGGGCGGGGTTGGTTCTCCGAATGCCCCGGAACATTCGTTGATCACCAAATCCCGAAGTGTCAGAAAGATCGCCTCGGGGATTTCGTCCTGTTTCCAATAGACGAGTTCGAGCCCGGGAGCCTGCAGCTCGGCATACTTCTGCGCGTAGACA